CTGCTTGGCGCGAGCATATTTTTGACCGACCCCGGCTTGTAGCCATCATTTTGGAGCAAACTGGCCACGGCATCCCTTGCCACAAATGGATCCTCGCCAAGCAAAATCTTGCCGCCTTCGACCCAAGCCCTGGAAAACAGTTTCTGGTGGTGATGGATGGCTCCGTGCCCGGCAAGAGCGGCTTCTTTCGGCTCTGGCGGGGCTTCAACGAGAACCGCGCTGGTGACGGCTTCGCCATCCTCATCGACCCATCCGGCGAGGGTGACGGTCTCAAGCTTGCCATTCATGGGCGGCTTCAGCTCGGCGTCTTTGCTCTTGCGCTGGACAAGGCGCAGGCACCCGTTGTCGCTGGGGACTACGCTGATCTCGATGTCTAGGGCACCCCTCCAAGCGCTCGATCCTCTGGCGCGATGCTGGGCTTCCTCACTCACTCCTGTGTGGTGCACGAGGATAACCGCGCACCCAAAGCCGCGCATGAGATGGGCGCAGGCGTCGAGCATGGTCTTGGCATCCTGGGCGCTGTTCTCATCGCCCTTGAGGAAGCGATGCAGGGTGTCCACCACGATCACATCAGGCTGGTGGTTCAATCCACGAATGTGGTCGATCACATGCTGCAAGCCTTCTTTGGTGTTGAGATCGCACCCTTCCCGGCTTAACCACATGGTTAAGCTGTCGGCTTGGTGGTGTTGTTTCCACGCGGCGACGCGCCCTCGCAAGCCATGGTGTCCTTCGCCGGCGAGGTAGACCACCGCCCCCGGCTTGACCTTGCAGCCGTTCCACTCAGTGCGGCCAGCCGCCATGTGCAGCATGAGATCGAGTACGGCGAAGGTCTTGCCCCCGCCTGAAGGGCCATGGATCATGTGCAGGGCTTCAGCCTGGATCCAGCCTTTAACCAGCCATCGCAGCGGCGCGGGCTGGGCTGCAAACTCATCGGCTGGGATAAGCCATTGCTCGATCGGCGGGTTAAGCAGGGCCTGCAGGTCATGCCCGCCAGCAACGTAGTCATTGGCGTCACCTTGAATGGGAATGACCACAACCTTGGCGCGGTGTTTGGCTGCTGCTTGATCGGCGTATTTCTGGCCAACGCCGCTGGCGTCATTGTCCGCCACGATGACCAGCTCAGCGTCCGGGTGAGCCTCGCGTATGGAGCCGGTGACGGGGACCAAGTTGCTTGCGCTGTACGCCACGACACAGGGCTTGCCAGTCACTTCGTGAATGGTGGCTGCTGTGGCAAAGCCTTCGGCTATGTAGACAACCTCGGAGCCGTCCGCCGCTTGAGCATTTGTCGCTCCCAAAACCCAATACCGCCCGCCTGTCGCCGCCCCTGCGTGATAGAGCTTGCCGCCTTCGGCATCGATATATTGCAGCGACGACAGCGCGCCCGTGTGATCGTAGAGGGGAGCCATCAACCGCCCATCGCCAGTGATGCGAAGGCCGTGGGCTTTGACCCGCTTGCGCGCGAGGTAGGGATGGTCATCACTCGCAGCCCCTGCTTGCGCCCATATGGCCTCCACTGTTTCAGCAGCTTGCGCGGCCCTAGCGTCCCGAGCGGCGCGGGCCTCAGCCTGCCTGCGGGTAATGGCCATCTGCTCCTGGGCCGTCAGCTCTCGCCCCACCTCAGCCCTGAACGTCTGCGTCACGCCAGTGCGCCAGTCCCCAAACATCCCCGCGCACACGCCATCGGGAAAGAACACATACCAGCCTGCTTTATCATGCCCGGCTTGGCCCTTGCTGCCGGTCTGGTAGCGGTGCAGCGTGCCGTCAATGACAATGGAGCTAGGCGGTGTCACGCCTGCGTTTTGCATGGCGGTGCGGATCTGATCGTCAATCGGCGCGGGCTTCGGCGGGCTCCATGGGCCGCCTAGGATATGCGTCAGGTCAGTCACGCTTGTCCCCCAAATCAAGTGCAGCTTGTTCAGTTTTTGGCTTCGGCTCCTCAAAAAGCCGGGGCTGTTTCCAGGCCTCTTCGATCCGCCTGCACGCAATGTCGAAATAGCGGGGCTCAAGCTCGATCCCAATAAAGCGACGGCCTAGCTTGATGCAGGCGACGCCCGTCGTGCCAGAGCCCATGAAGGGGTCGAGCACATCGCCTTCCGTCTTCGCCACACACCACGCCATCAGCGCGACAGGTTTTTGCGTCGGGTGCTCACGGCCTACGTCGGAGCGCGGAGCGTCAAACACACGGACCACGGTATCTAGGTTCGTCCACGCAAGTTCCGCTTCGGAAAGCGAGAAGCCTCGTTCTGGCTTGTTCCAGACAAGCCACGAGCGCGACGGTGGAAGCTCAAAATGATTTGCGCCCCAGATAATGGCTTGCGGTTCGTGTTGAAGCAGTTCCGCAAAGAATGCTGCATTCGGGGGCTGACTATCCCACGCGTTGCGCTCTGCGGTTTGTGCGTGCGCGCGCGCCCATCCACGCCCGAAACCACCCTTCCATACGGCGGCAATCCCATACGGCGGGTCCGTCACCACGGCGTCCACCTTTGGAAGCGTCGGCAGCACTTCGCGGCAATCCCCCAAAATCAGGGTCGCATCGCCGATAATCTCTGTTTGAACGCGGGTCACTTACCCTCCCCCAAATAGTCGCTCAGCTTCTTCACCACGGCGTAAGACGGCGTCGCGCCGCGCATCAGACGCAGGATTGTGGCATATCCAACCCCCGTCAACCGGCTCACAGCCCGCAGGTTTCGATCCTGTAGCTGTTTTCGGATGGCTTCAATGGTCTGCATGTAATCGCTCCTGATAATTTTTTTGCGCATTGCTGTTGACATAATTGGTCAACACACGCAAGGTCGCTTTGCCCGACCGGATTGGCCGAAGGGGCAAACGAAAGACCGAACACCATGGCTATTACCCTCAAACGCACGGGCGCGATTGCCCGTGATGGCGTGAAGCTGCTTGTTTACGGACAAGCAGGCGCTGGCAAAACAAGCTTAATCCCGACCCTTCCGAACCCCGTCACCCTATCAGCGGAAGGCGGGTTGCTATCCGTGGCTGGCGCTGACCTGCCCTACCTTGAGATCGGCAACATGAATGATCTCAGGGAGGCCTTGGCATGGCTGCAATCGGATCAAGACTTCCAGTCCGTGGTTATCGACTCGATCAGCGAGATCGCTGAAGTCGTGCTGAATGCCGAAAAGCGTGTGGCCAAAGACCCGCGCCAAGCCTATGGCGCCATGCAGGACACGATGACCGAAGTGATCCGCGCTTTCCGCGATCTGCCCGGCAAACACGTTTACATGACGGCCAAGCTTGAGAAGCAAGCCGATGAGATGGGCCGCATGCTGTACAGCCCTAGCATGCCCGGCAACAAGACCGGCCAAGCTTTGCCCTACTTCTTCGATGAGGTGCTGGCGCTGCGTGTGGAACGCGACGCTGAAGGCGTGCCGCAGCGGGCGCTGATGTGCGACAGCGACGGGCTTTGGCTGGCCAAGGATCGCTCTGGCCAGCTTGCACCGTGGGAACCGGCTGATTTGGGGCAGGTCATTGCGAAGATACAAGGGGGTGCGTCGTGAACCTCGCCGCCGAATGGCTTGAAGCCAAAGAAGCCGAACTTGCTGCGATTGAAAAGCGGCGCAAGATTGAAGACGCCATGCTCGCCAAAGGCCAGACTGAATGGGCCGGTTACACGGTTCGCATCGCCGAGCGCGACAACTGGAAGATCGACGGTGACAAGCTGCAGGCTTTGGCCGAGGCCAATGGTCTGACCGATTATCTTCCGACGCTGTTTCGTTGGAAGCCTGAGGTGAACAGAAAAATCTGGGACGCGGCGGCCACCACCATTACCAAGCCCCTGCTTTCGGCGATCACCATCACGCCAGGCCGACCGACCTTTACCATCCGCGCAGACTTTTAATTTGCACAGACTTTTAAGGAGACCACGATGAAGCTTGATTTTTCCCTTGATGACCTGCCCGAGGCCCTTGAGACGTCCTACGATCCTCTGCCCCCTGGTTGGTATCAGGCGCGGGTGGCGGCGGTTGAGGCCCGGCCCAACAAGGCCAACACGGGCCAATATTTGGCAGTGCGTTACGACATCATCGGCCCGACGCACCAAGGCCGGGTGATCTATGGCAACCTCAATATCTCCAATCCATCGGCCAAAGCCGAGCAGATTGGCCGCCAGCAGCTGGGCCAACTTATGATGGCGATCGGGCTGGAGCGCATTTCCGATACCGATCAACTGATCGGCGGGACGTGCGAAATCAAGCTGGAGATCCGCCCTGCCGATGGGCAGTACAAAGCCAGCAATGATGTCAAGGGATGGAAGGCCCTTGAGGCGCGAGCCACTGCGTTTAGCTTGCAACCGTCCGCACAGTCCGCCGCACAGCCGTCTGCACAACCCGGCGCTGCGACAAGCCAAGCCCTGAGCGGCCAAACCCCGCCATGGAAGAAGCGGCCATGAGCGCCCTTCCCGAAGCCCAGAATGATCTGGCGGCGCTCA